TTTGATATTTATGTACCACGCCCAGCAGATGATAAAGAAATAGATAATCAACAAACAAAATATATTCTTGTGAATAGATTTACAGATATAAATGATATGTTGGCTTGGTATATCACTAAAGCTAAAGAACATGAAATAGCCCAAGAAAAGGCGATGAATGCAGACAAGAGTATGCAAGAATCAGCTGTATGTGCCCAATGTTATAGATTAGAAACTAAGTGTGTGTGTAATTTTAGTCCCGGTGAGATGAGCGATCTCTCTGATGTGGAAGAACAATACAATACGTCTATTTATGATCCAGAGTTGACTTGCGATCACTGTGGTAAATATATGGATTACTGTATGTGTGCTATAGGTGAAGAACAAAAATATAATTTTGAAAATGAAAGCGATGATGATGTAGATACACGTGATCTAGTGGAAAATGCTATTAATGGAGATAATAATCTTGATTATGGAGCATTTGTTGAACATATGCCAGCAGATGATTTAGACGATTTTAATCCATTTTTTAAAATGAAGATTTGGTTGGCTAATAAAATTATTTGCTATAATGCTAATTCTTTACCTGATTGTTGCATTTTAAATAGACGAACTTGGCAAGTTCTATTATGGTTACTTATTTCAAGTGGTTTTTGTTATCCAGCATTAATTTTATCCTTTATTTGCGCTTTGACATCTATCTATGCACTCTATGTAAATTTTTGGATTATTTTTGCTTATTTCTGTATGTATTACTATGGTACGTTCTGGAAAATCAGAGTTGCAGCAAAAGTATGTGGAACTAATATTGATAGTGCTAAACTGGTTATGAGATTATTTGCTCGTAGAATTAAAAAGATTGAAGCGCCTCCAAGAAATATTAAACACTTAATGATTTTTGTATCAAGTGCTGCATTTGGATTGGCATTAGCGAAGTTTTCTATGAACTTTAAGACTAAATATAAGACACAAAGTGAAGGTACTAAACCAAAAGCAATGGTAAAGGAAAAACAAGCTTTTTATTATCATGATCCTTATGTTAATACAGGTGTGGAAATTTCCGATCAATCTCGGTGCATTAGTGATGATTTGTGTGATAGAGTTACAAAAAATATGGCTAGATTCAGAATACATGACAAAAAGTCTAGGAAAGTTTTCAACACCACTGGTGTTAACATAATTGGTAACATTTGGATGATAAATAAACATTCTATTGAAAATTTTTTCGAAGGCACAATTGATGTGATTTTAGATGATACAGCTCAAAATGTATCACGTAACATTTTCGGTATGATAGCAAGAAAGGATCTTTTTATCTTGCACCCCACTAAAGATTTAGCTTTTATTAATCTTAGAGTTATTGCTCCTGGCAAGAATCTCATAACATATTTTCCTATTGATGATATTATTCAAGGACGATATGAAGGGCAATATTGCATGAAAGATAGTGATGGTGTCAATAAGAGGATCGATTTACATGATATACATAGTGGTATATGTACTAGATTAAATATGCCATGTTATTTTGCTATGGCATCCACCAAGACACGTAATGGTGATTGCGGATCAGTAGCAGTTGCACACATTGGAAGTGCACAAGTTATTCTTGGTATTCATACAACTGGAAATCAAATGCATGGTGTCACTTTCCAGCATGTATCTCAAAAAGATTTAAATTTAATATTGAGCCAATATGAGATGCAAGTTGATTGTGGCACAGTACCCATAAGTGCTCCTGACTTCAAAAGGTCGTTGACCGATTTACACGAGAAGTCTTCAGTTCGCTTTCTAGAGGGGGGTACTATACATGCAATTGGATCTTTTGCAGGTTACAAACCGCGCATGAAATCACGTGTTAGGAAAACTTTTATTCGAGATTGTGTGGTTGAAGGTGGTTATGTGGATAACTTTGGACCACCAGATATGTCGTGGAAACCTTGGAGTAAAACTTTAAAGGATATTGCACAACCAAATTTGAATATAGATCCAACAATAGCATGTGAATGTAGAAAAGCATTTGTTAATGATATACTAAGTGAAATACCCGAATTAATTAATAGTGAATTGATACATGTATATGATCTAGATACAGCTTTGAATGGTGCTGATGGCATTGCCTTTGTTGATAAATTAAATACCCGAACGAGTGCAGGAAATCCCTTTAAAAAGTCCAAGAGACATTTTATAGAATTAGATGATAAGGGAAAGATTTCACATTTGAACGAAGTGATAGCTAGTAGAATTAATGATATAGAAGCTTGCTATAGTAAAGCAACAAAATTTAATCCTCAGTATTGTGGACATTTGAAGGATGAAGCTAAAACTATGCAACAAATTGAAAATTCTAAGACAAGAGTGTTTATGGCTAGTGAAATGGCATGGTCTATTGTAGCGCGCAAATATTATCTATCATTTATACGATTGATACAAAACAATCCATTTGTTTTTGAAGCAATGCCTGGTATTGTAGCGCAATCTGATCAATGGCAAAAATTATATGATTATTTGAACACATTTGGTCCAAATCAGTGTGTAGCTGGTGATTATAAAATGTACGATAAGCAGATGAGTCCTATCTTTATTCTAGAAGCTTTCCAGATTCTAATAGAATTAGCAAAGTATGCAAAATGGAGTGACGAAGATGTACAAATTTTGTGGTGTATAGCATATGACACAGCTTATGCAATGGTTGATTACAATGGTGACTTATTGCAATTGCATTTGAATCCAAGTGGGCATCCATTGACAGTAATAATAAATTGTTTGGTTAATAGTTTGTATATGAGATATGTTTTTAAGAGATTGTTACCCGACATTGCTTTAAGTAATTTTAAAAAATATATCAAGTTGGCTACATATGGCGATGATAATGCTCTTTGTGTTAGTAAGAAAATTTCGGACAAGTATAACCATACTACTATTTCCGTTATGTTTCAATTAATTGGTATTCAATATACTATGGCGGATAAAACATCAGAGAGCATTCCTTTATTGGATATTAGTCAAATCTCCTTTTTAAAAAGAGAATTTCAATTTTGTAGTGATTTTGGCGTCGTTGTGGCACCACTTGAGCATTCATCTATTGATAAGATGTTGACTAATTATGTTGACAATGGAGTATTATCACCACAAGCACATTCGGTTTGTGTTATAGAAACAGCATTGAGAGAGTATGCTTTTTATGGTAAAGAGATCTTTGAGGAACGCACACAATTCTTTAAAGAAGTGATAAGGAGGATGAATTTGGAAGTGTGGGTGAGAGATAGCACATTTCCTTCGTTTTCTAGTTGTGTTGAGCAGTTCTGGTTACGATCAGGTTGTCCTGATAGAGCTGTAGAGAGGTTCGTAGCATTGGAGGAGAAAACCTCTACAAAAATCATGAGTGAAATTGGCGACGCACGCATTATTAATCTTTTAGATTGCCCTTTGATGAAGAGCCTAACTAGCCCCATCATCGATTTTTAGTTAACGAAAATCAAAATTCGAGTGCCGATGTCGGGCTCCAATGTTGTGTGTTTGTACAAGAACAAACACCTGATTCTTTTGCAGTTCAAGAGACGGTTATAATCAACCGAAATGATTATTTACAAGGAGAATGGGAATTTCAATCTGAGATTCAGCAAACTTTAGCTTTCGTCGATGAAGCACCCGGCCAATTGGTCGGAAAGGATAATGGCAATCATGCTTTTTCTACAGGAGATAAAACGGAAGCAACTGAATTGGCTGACTTCTTTCGTAGACCTGTTCGTATAGCAACTTACACATGGATGGAATCAGATCCCTTGGGTCTATCTCAAACTGTATATCCTTGGTCCGCATGGGC